CTATAAAACATCTTAAAGGAGTGTCTCCTGAAGAAATGTTAAAAAAACAACCAGAACTTATAGATGATTTTTATGATTATCTTAATTTACATTTTCCTTATGATCATGTTAGTTTTTCTCCTGCGCATTTAGAGCAATTATCAAAAGATTTTTATCTTTCTCCTAAGTTAATTCATCAATGTATAAAGAGGTATTTTGAAGCTAGAATAAAATCGAAAAGACATGAAGATATGAATGAAGCTTATGATTTTCATAAAACTCATTTTCAAATTTACAAGAATAATGATACTTCAGATTTTTACAATTACATAGTACTAAAAGGAAATGATCTTTATAATGCTAGATTAGTAGCTGGTGAAAAAATGCAATGGAGATATGTTACTGAAATAGATAAGAATAAATACAATATTAATGGAACTTTGGTAACTAAACCACCAATGAAATTAATAGTGATTTTTCAAAATCAGCTTAAGAAACTATAATTTTTATCAACTATCATAATATAATTAAATCCAGCAGCTATGGCTGCTTTTTTCTTAAGATTACAAAGAATTTTATATTTTTTTAATAAATATTTATTTTTACATTCAATTATAAGATTTAAAGATGGAATATAAAAATCAGGATAATAGACTTTTTGTTTATCATCTAAGATATATTTAATAGTAGGACCGCGTTGAATATTATATTTTTGATAAAATTTTTCTAAAAAATCTAATTCATAAGAGCCCTGATACCATATATCTGTATCTTTAAATTGTTTTCTTAAAAATCGTGTTTTTTGTCCCTTTTCAAATATATCTATATTTTGCATTGAATATTCTACTCCATATTTTTCTTTCATTACTTTACGACACAGTTTTTGTACAGCAGGAGACTGAAAAGAATTAGTAACTCCATATTTTTTCATTAAAGAATTTTCCATTAATTCTTTATTTTGAAAATTATATTCAAATCCAGTAGATTTTTTGGTTGATTTTTTTATTTTATCATGAATTTCACTATTTTGAACGGGATATTCAACACCATATCTCTCTATATTAGTTTTTTTAATTTTTTCTACTATTTCTGGTGATTGCATACAATATTCAACACCGTATTTTTCTTTCATAGTTTTTCTACATTTTTTTTGAATTTCTTCAGATTTAAGAGGATTATCTACTCCATATTTTTTAATTAAATTCTGTTTGATTATTACTTGATTTTTTTCTGATTGTGCAGCACAAACATTTCCATATCTTTCTAAACACGTTTTTTGAATTTGAAAAGTATTATTATAATGTTCATTTCCATATCTTTTTAAACAAGTTTTTTTAGAAGTTTGTTTTGCTAATATGTATTCACATGATTTTGAACATGTTTTTTTATATCCTCTATCCCATCTATCTAAATATAGATTTTCATTTCCACAAATAGGACATATTTCTTCATTATCTTCTTTTAAATTTTTATCATAATATATTTTACTATTATGTTTTAAACCTATATGTTTAGATAAATCACAAAATCTTTTATATAAATGATGACATTCTTCACAAATAAATTTGTTTTCTTGATTTTTAGCCGGTTTTTTCATAAATATATAAATTATATTTTTATTATATATTCTTAAAAAAAAATCATATGTCTATCCTTAATTCGAAGTTATCACAATATACTGTCTGGTTCCCTAAGAATTTTTTCTATCCGGAAATTGAACAGAGATGGACGCCTATTGTTAAAAGATTAAAACTTCAGTATCAAACATTAGAAGACTTTCTTAACGCTTCTGTACAAAATGTTTCGTTTCCTGAAATGTCTTTAGCGCCTGTTAATCAGCCACAGGTTATGTTTAATATCAAATATCGTGGTGGTAAAGAACTCGAACCTATATTGGACAAGAACCTCACCGTTACATTCAAACTAATGGAAGGTTTTATCACCTATTGGATGTTATTCGAACAAATCGAGCTATATCAGAAGTACGCGCTGAAGGATCCGTTTTGGCCATCAATGTATATAAGTTTTCTAGATCATCATGGTTTTGAATTGTTAGTTTTTGAATTTGAAAAAATAGTTCCAACAGGAATGTCTCAATTTAATTTAAGTTACGCTACAACTGCTGCAGAATTCAATACTTTTACAATGAACATGGTTTATAATAGATTTAAGATAACAAGAAGATTAGACGATGAAAATTATACAGCAGGAAAATCAGTATAAAAATTATGAGAGCAAAAACTATAAAAGAAAAATTAGACGAATCAATTAGTATGGGTGGTCATCATTTTGATGTATTAAAAATAAATAATGAAAAAGTGAAAGCCGGAAAAGAGGGTATACTTGGAGATAATAGAGAATTAATTTCTTGGAATACTATAAAAATATTATTAGATAGATATGCCTAAACTAGTGCCTGAACATATTGATGAAGCTATAAAGCATATGCCAGGAAGACCTGATGAAGAAATCTGGGGTTTTTTAAAACAAGATTCATGGAAATATAATGTTAATGATGAACATATGATGTTTGATCTATATCATAAGCTTATTCAAGAACGTCCATATATTAAAATTATTTTGGAAGATATTTTAGGAACTTCTCCTCAAAATTATAGAATACAACAAATAAATAAAAATCCTTGGAGCGCTAGAGAAACAAATTTTGTTTTTTATTTTGAACAGCATTCAAGTTTTATGTTAACTTTTAATAATAAACCTGAAACTGCCGAATTACTATTAAAACATAGGGTAAATATTCAGCTTCCTGGAAATTCAGATTACAGTTTTTCAGTAACAATGTATGATGAAAAAATTCCACAAGCGCCAGTAGATAATATAGTAAGAGAATATGATCCAAAGAAAAAACGATCTAAAAAAATGTAGAATAATTTTTATCAATAATTAAAATATATTTAAAACCTTGCGTTTCAGTTGCTATTTGTTTCGCTATACATTTATCTTTATATTTTTTAAGATAATATGACGATTTTATTTCAATAATAATATTTAATGATGGAATGTAAAAATCTGGAAAATATATATGTTCTTTATTATTAAGCATATATTTTATTGAAGAAGCATTTTTAATATCAATGAATTTATTATAATATTTTTCAAGAAAATCTAATTCATATGATCCTCTATAATAAATATTTGTATTTTTATATTTTTTTGCTAGAAAATTATTACGTTGAGTTTTTTCAAAATATTGTGTATTTTGCATAGGATGTTCTACGCCATATTTTTTTAAATGAGTATTTTTTATTTTTCTTTGAGTTTCTTTTAATTGTGATATATTAATAACGCCATATTTATTCATAGTTCCCTCAATTCTTCTTGTTTTGCAATAATCAGATTTAAACGGATGATCAACACCATATCTTTCTAAACATGTTTTTTTAATTTTTTCTTTAACTTTATTATTTTGAGCCGGTGATGCATTTCCGTATTTTTTTAAATTAGTTTTTTTAATTTTTTCTTTAACAGTAATTAAAACATTAGCATTTTTTACTCCATATTTAGATAAACATGTTTTTTCAGTTTGCTGATAATTATATTTTTTTGAACAACTTTCACAACAACAATTTTTATATCCTTTACCTATATTTAAAAACTGAGTTTTATTATTACATATTTTGCATTTATCATCGTTTTCTTCTTTTATCCATTTATCAAAATATTCCTTTGAATTATGTTTTTTGTTGAGATGTAAACTTAAAGTTTTTTTATATAAGAACATTTCTCTGCATTCTTCACATACAAAATGTGAATTAATAAGTTTAAATTTTTTCATGAATATATAATTTATATTTTATATATCTTAAAATAAAATGGAAAAAATGCCAACATATAATGAGATGCCTACTTATTTTGATTTAAAAAATAAAAAGACTTCAATGATATTTGAGTCTGAACAAATCAAAGGCTTAACTACTGAACAAATTCGTGAAGGCGAAAAAACTTATGCTCTTCTTTTGGAAAAACTTGAAAAAGGAGAAAATATAGAAGAAGGTTTTTTTGGTGCCGTTATAGGTGGAGCTGCTGGAGCTTTAATTGGGCCAGCAATAGGAAAAGCAATATGTAAAGCTCTTGGTATAGATCAAGAAGGAACTTTAGGAAAACTTTTAACATCAAGGCTTGTAACTACAGCGATAGGCATCGCACTTGGTCGTTAACATAATTTTTATCTAATATTAAAAGATATTTATATCCACTTTTAATAACTGCTGTTTCTTTTGTGATACACATTTCTTTATATTTATTATAATAATAACTGCTTTTAATTTCTACTATTAAATTTTTACTAGGGATATAAAAATCAGTGTGGTATATTCTATTTTTTAATTTATATTTATATTTTATAGAAGGTCCATTTTTAATATCTGAATACTTATTATAGTATTTTTCAAGAAAATCTAATTCATAAGAACCTCTATAATAAATAGTTGTATTTTTATATGTTTTAGCTTTAAATGCTGACATTTGTTGTTTTTGAAATATTTCAGGATAATGCATAACATTCTCAACACCGTATTTTTTCATTATAGCTGCTCTCATTTTAACTGAATCTCTTAATACTGTATCATATCCATATTTTTCTAAACAAGTTTCTTTCCTTTTTTCAGTATTAGTATAATTTTCATCACCGTATTTTTCTAAACAAATTCTTTTTGTTTTATCAATTATCTCTTGTGATTGTCTTGGATATTCTACCCCCAAAATTCGTAAATGCGCTTGTTTACATTTATTTTTAATTTCAGTTCTTTGAAATTGATTTTCAACATTATATAATTTATATACTTGTTCTTTCGATTTTATAAATCTGTATTTATTAGAACACTCTTTACTACAACAATTTTTATAGCCATCATATAATCCAATAAAAAGAGTTTCATTATTGCATATTTTACATTTATCATCGCTAACTTCTTTTAGATGTTTATCATAATAATTTTTTTGTGATAAATTTTTATGAGAATGTCTTATATGCGTTCGTAATCCTTGATATGCTTTAAATGTTCTTTCACATTCTTCGCATACAAAAAGATTTTGTTTATTTTTTCTAAACTTTTTCATGATTACCGTTTTATTTTGATGAATATATATTAAAAGCAGGACAGCTAGTTTAACCGTCTAGTTGACTTTCTCAAGGTCTAACTGCTTTATTTATATATTCATTAAAAAATTTAATTTATGGCAAATCTTATCGGATTAGACTTTTCAATTAATAAACCCGCCGCATGTGTGTTTCATCATAATCTCTGCCACTTCGTAAGTTGGCCTTATGACTTATCTAAAAAAATAGTAGAGCAATATCAAAAATCTGGAGTTCAAATAATTGAGCGTTTAGATGATAAAGAAAAAGGACCGAATATTTCATCAAAAATGAGATATGAAGTTCAAAATGCTCAGTATTTATCTAAGCTTATTTATGATACTTTATTACCATTTCTTTATGAAGATACTTATATAGCATTTGAAGGATTATCTTATGCTTCTTCAGGTGATGTAGTCCTTCAACTTGGTGGTTATAAATATATGCTTATGAGCGAACTATCAAGAAAAGTTCCATTAGATAATATGTTTACTTATTCTCCAATTACTGTAAAAAGTGTTGCGGGATGTGCAAAAAAGGGAATGGGAAAAAACGAAATGATAGATGCATTCATGCAAAAAGGCCCACATTGCATCTTTAACCATGAATTAAAAGAAAATATACAGTCTTTTAAGAACAAAAATGGTAAAAATTGGATTGCGCATCTCGATGATTTAGTAGATGCATATTTCGTATTAAAAACACTACAAATTAAAGAAAACCTTTTATGATACATACTGTTTATTTAACCACTAATTTAGTTAATGGAAAACAATATATCGGAGATCATTCTACAGATAATTTAGATGACAATTATTTAGGAAGTGGATTATTGATAGTTAAAGCTATCAAAAAATACGGAAACATTAATTTTAAAAAGAAAATTCTTGAACAATTTTCTTCAAAAAATGAAGCATTCAATGCTCAAGAAAAATATATTAAAAAATATAATACGTTAAATCCCAACGGATATAATATAAGTCCTAAAGGTGGTCATAATGTAAAAGGTTGTTTTGCTAAAGAAAGCCTAATAAAAATATCAATTAATAGAAAAGGAAAATGCGTAGGAAAAGATCATCCTAATTGGAATAAACCGTTGTCTAATGAAACTAAATTAAAAATAGGAAAAGCTAATAAAGAAAATTCAGCAGGAATAAAAAATGGAATGTATAATAATTCCTCATATAATATCTGGATTGAAAAATATGGAAAAGAAGAAGCAGATAAAAGAAAACAAACGCAAAATAACAAAATACGAAATACTATTTTAGGTACTAAACGATCACAATCTACTAAAGATAATTGTAAAACTGCTGCATTAAAAAGAGAAAAATATAAATGCGATCATTGTGGAAAATTTTTCGATGCAGGTAACTTAAAACAACATCAAAACAAACTAAATAGAGTCAAAGAAAATTTAACACAAATTTAATAAATTTTATAAAACCAAATTTCGGGGATGCATATAAAAGATACCTGAATTCCTCAAGGAAAGGTGCTCTAGACTCGAGCAGAAATTATTCCTGATCAGTATGCATTCTTAATAATTCTAATGCATTATCTTTTTCTTCTGCTTCTAAAGAATCGAATATTCTTGCGTATAATTCTATTACGCTAATTTGTCTTTGTATATTGCGTAGTCTATCTTTCATTGTTGCAAATCTTAAATCTTCGATAATATCAAGAATATCTCTAAAAGGCATTTTATCTTCAGGCGCAAAACTTAATAAACTATTTAAAACTTCTTCTGGCCACATATCTAAACGTTCTCTTAACGCTTCGGCTATTTCTTTTCCATTTAATTTTGTGAGAGATTTCCAGAAATCGTCTACTGACATTCCTGGCATATGTTTTATAGCTTCATTGATATGTTCAGGTACTAAGTTCATAATCCGCGCATTTCTTTATAATCTATGATTTTTTCTATAAGATCTTTATAATCTGTTTTTCTTTTTCTTAAAGACGATTTAATAGGATGTAAAGAACATATTTGTGAAGCCTTTTTATAAGCTTCATCTTCTGTTGCAGCCCATACTTCATTATATCCGCCTTCTTTCCAACTGAAATGCCAATTATATTGACCATTAGTTTTTACATATCTGTCATGTAGCAAATCTATTAATATTTTGTTTATTGTATTACCTGTTAATTTTATTTTATGATCAATAGCATAATTAAATCTTTCATCTGCTGGCATCTCTGACATTATTTGTTCTATTTCTTCTTCAGATCTTCCACCAAGATGTTTTACAGCTTCATTGATATTTTCAGGTACTAAGTTCATCCAAATAAATAATCATTTATAGTTTGCATTGTCGCTTTTTTAAGAGCTTCTTTATCTAAGTTATAAAGAATAAATCCTACGATTTCTCTGTAATCATTGTAAGTTAATTGAGCATTTTCTTCATATACACCACCAAAAACATGATACCCTATTTTATCTATATACTGGTGAGCTGCATATGGATTTTTTGGATCTATTTTGAATTTTTCCATGTCTTTTAGAAAATTAGCTTCTGCTTCTTCTTCTGAAAAACCAGCAAGATGCTTTATAGCTTCATCGATATGTTCAGGCACTAAATTCATATTATTCTTTATATTCTTCAGGATGCATAATAACATAATGACAAAATTCATCAAATTCATTATCGCTCATCCACATTATTACATCCCAATAAACTTTTTCCCAATCTTTGTCTAAATATTTTTCAAGATAACTTAATTTATCATCTCGTATATAAATTTCATCTATTTCTTTAATAGCCATTGTATAAGCAGATTGTAAATCTGCTTCTGATTTTGGAGATAAATGTTTTATAGACTCAGATAAAAATTCATCATATATTTGATCAGTATGATCTTTTATCATATTATGAAAACTTCTATTAAATGTAGATGACTCCATTATTAAATGCCATATTAGATTTTTTCTAGTTTTAACATCTAATTCTTGCCACATCGCATTTACAATTTCCCATATATTAAACGATGTTTCATCTGGATCATTAAAAAAATTAAATAAATCTACTGAAAACTCATTATCTTCTCTTTTACTAAATTCTTCTACTGTTTGTTTAAGAGCATTAAAATGCTCATCATTAGTTTTAGGACTAAGATGTTTAATAGTTTCGTTAATATGTTCGGATACTAGTTTCATATATTTATATATTCCAATTAAAATTTTGTTAAATATTAAAAACATAGTTCATATTTCATTATAATAAAGATAGATATATCAAACTAAAAAATTAAAACTATGGAAAATCCAAACAACAAGGTATTTTTATCCAAAATTGCCCAACGTATCAAAGATGGAGATTTTGATAAATATTTAATACTTCCGTTTATGACAAAAGAACTTTTTTATACAAGAATTAAAGATAATATTGATAAAAAGATATCTACGGGCGGAACACCTATTCTTAATGATGCAGAAGTAAAAGAATGTCTTGAAGAAACTAAGAAAACTGCTGTGGCTATATTTGCATTATTTATAAAAGAGGGAATGATAATAAGAACTGATGATGACTATGAATTAACTCCTAAAGGAGAACTTGCAATTAGAGCAACATATAAAATAATCAAATAATATAATGTGGGAAAACTTAAAACCATTAGATTTATCAAAAATAGAAATAGTTCCTTTTCCAGATGATCAATATTTTCATGAAATTTATTCAAAAACACAGATATGTATACATCATACAATATCGGGTGATGGTGTAGATGGAGATATTTCAACATGGGAAGACGATCCTTCTCTTGTAGGAACTTGTATTATAATTGATAGAGCTGGAACTCCTTGGCAACTATTTTCATCTAAATATTGGGCATATCATTTAGGAGCAGGCAATCATGTTTTAGATAGACACTCTATTGGTGTCGAGCTTGATAATTGGGGATGGCTTATTCCCGGTGATGGAACTGTAAAACAATTTGGAAAAAAGAAAAATGGACAACCAAAAATGGTTCAAACAGAATTAGGGCGATACTATACGTATTATGGTTATCCTGAAGCAGTTCCATTACAACATTATCCTAACAAATTTAGAGGATATGAATATTATGAAAAATACTCAGATTCTCAATTAAAAACAGTAGGTGAACTTATATTATTTTGGCATAATAAATATGGAATTCCTCTTGACTATCATGAAGATATGTGGGATGTTTCTCCAAAAGCATTAGATGGTACTTCAGGAATATGGACTCATTGTTCATATAGACCTGCATCTGATAAAACAGATTGCCATCCGCAGCCTGAATTAATAGAATTATTAAAAGCATTAAAATATATAAAATAAACAATGCTCGTACCTGAATCTGTTAATGAAGCTATAAAACATCTTAGTCCTAAAACTAAAGAAGAGATGAAACGATCTTTAGATAATTTGTCATTTAATGAAAGATTGGCAGATATGCAAAGATATGGATTTTCTAAAGAAGAGATGAAAGCTGAAATTGAAAAAGCTAATTTACCTAAAGATGAAAAAATAGACTACATGTATGCATATCAACATTTATATGCTACTGATGAAATAAAAAAGGAATTATCAAATTTAAGTCCTGAAGATAGATTAATAGTCCGTATAAAAAAAGGAAGAGAAAAAATTAGTGATGTAGTAGAAGATGCGTATAATGACGGCTTATCAAAAGATGAAATTTTAGAACTTATTGAAAATATAAAAATAATCTACAATGATACTAAACGTGGATTTCATTCTAGAAGAGATTGGGATCATGATATTAAACAGGCTAAAATTACATCAACTAAACTAACTAGAGATGCAGAAGCTGTAGAATATGACGCAGAATATAATACTTATGTATTTATAGGATTTGAAGATAAAAAAGCTGTTACAGTAAATGGAAAAAAATATTATGAAGATGCATTAGGAGTTGAAAAAATTATAAAAATAGACAAATTTAATATTACAGATTTACAAAATGTCGGCATGATGAAAATAAGAGCTAAAGTTCAATATCCAAATGAGCATGGAGCAGTTTACAAAATTAATCTTCCAAGAGATTTATTTGATGAAGATAGTTATAGTGAAATTCCTAAAGGATTTGAAAAACTTTTCAATAAATATAAAACAAAAGTTTAACACATACTTAACATCCTGAATTAATAAAGTTCAGGATTTTTTATTATATTTAATATGTCTACAATGAATATGAATTAAATTTTCTTAAATATTTAGAAAAAATAAATAAACTCGATATGATAGAAAGAGGCCCTTCTATAAAATATATTAATGATGATGGAAAAAACCATTTATATTATATTGATTATAAAATAAAAAATACTAACATAATTTTTGAGATTAAATCGTCATATTTTTTAAAATTACATGAAAAAATATGTTATTTAAAAGAAAAGGAATGTAAAAAACAAAATTTTATATATTATATGATACTTGATAATAATTTTAATAATTTAATAAAAATATTCAATGAAAAATAAAAACGTGATTGTTCTTTTTTCTGGGTCATTTAAAGTTATGCATGCAGGACATATAGATTTAATTCAAAGATATGTTGATAATCCTGATGTTAAAGAAGTCAAAGTATTTGTTAGTCCAAGTACTAGAGGAATTATAACAGAAGCTATATCGCATCAAGTTATATTTCAGTTAATTAATAACCCTAAAGTTTCTATAGAAAAAGTAGAAGATGTATCTCCTATTGGTGCAGCATGTAAATTTATAGAATCTGCTAAACCTGGAAAATATGTATTAGCTTCTTCATCAAAGGAAAATGATTATAAACGAATTAAAAGACTTATCGATTATTATAAAATTCATAAACTATCAAAAGGTGTTAAATTAATTGAATTATATATAAATAGTAGTCCTTTAGTATATAAAAATAGAACAGATAAATTTGAAGGAAAACCAATATCAGCTTCAATTTTAAGACAAGATATAGAAAATAATGATTTTAATAATTTTAAAACAAATTATCAAAATTGTTCATCTGAAATAATTTTCAAAATTTGGAATTTAATTAGAAAATAAATTCTTAGCTATAAAAGCCATAAATTTAAGAATATTCCAAAAAAGATGACTGATCATCAATAAACTTATAGCACATATAGGCCAAAGTTGTGGATAATTATAATAAAGAATATCTAACATAATTAAAAATTTAGTTGTATTATATATTCATTAAAATTTTCAAATTTATTGAAATTATTGTTAAAATGTTATTAAAAATTAAAAATAAAATAAACAAAAAGTATAATGAATATAAGCTGAATTATAAACAGATAATATATTTATGTTAACAAAATTTTAACACTAACCAATAAAACTTTTATTTCTTTCGTTAATATATATCTAAAGAGACTAAAATACTAAGATATTATTAAACTAAGAAACTAAAGGTGAAAGAAAGAAAATTTTATAATTACGTATCTATTAATTTGAATAAAAACCAGTACGTAATTAATCTTATAATTAAATCACAATTAAAAATAATATTTTTTTGAAAGTAGAAAAACTGCTTTTAATTTTACTGTTTTAAAATATAAGAAAAAATTTAATAAACTATAAAAATTTTATTGAAATAAAAATAAAAACTAATTATCTAAATTTAAACTAAAAAAACTAAAAAATTATGAAAGCAAATTATGATCTTGATTCGTTATTTCACCCTCAAGTTGAAATGGGTACTGATTCAAAAAGTACTATTGAATATAATCCTACCTCTGAAAGAGGACAGGGAGGCGTGTATAAAGCTATTGTTCGTTTTATTCCTTGGTGGCAAAATCCAAATAATTCCATTTCTGAAAAATGGGTATGCTGGCTTGTTGATCCAATAACTGATAAAGGAAAATATATTGATTGTCCGTCATCTATTGGAAAACCATCTGTGTTACAAGATATGTTTTTTAAACTTAGAAAAAGTGAATCTGTTCAAGAACAAAAAAAATCTGAAATTTTCAGTAGACGTCATTCATTTGCTGCATTAATTCAAGTTATTAAAGACGAACAAAATAAAGAACTTGAAGGCAAAATAATGGTGTGGAAATTTGGAAAGAAAGTATGGGATAAAATTAATGCTGAAAAGAAACCAGTTATTGGTGATCCTCATGAACCATTTGATCTTTTGGATGGAAAAGTATTTGCTGTTGTAGTATCTAAAGTTGGAGGTTTTAATAACTATGATCAATCAAGATTTCTTGATAAGAAAATTCCACTTATTTTAAACATCAATGAAAAACTTCAACCTATTAATGAAAAAACACCAAAGGAAACAGTTTTTAATTATCTTAAAGAAAATAGTCCCGATTTAAGTAAATATGCATATAAAGAATGGGATCAAGACACTCATGAATATGTTAATCAAGTTATAGTGGCTGTAACAGGTCAAATTCCTTCAACTGCATATGCAGATATAAAGAATAAACCAACTTCTGGAACACCTGTTCCGGGTAATGCTCCAAAAGTTAATAGCGGCATTACATCATCAGATTTAACATTAGATGATCTTAATATAGGATTAGGTTCATTTGGAAATTTAGATATTCCTGAAATTAATATGAGTTCAAATAGTGGCATAGGTGGTGACTTAGATGATGCTCTTAATAATATCTAACCCCGAAAAATATTTAAGCACATTGAAAGACTAAAATTTTCATTCTAGTCTTTCAATGTGCTTAAATATTTTCTATCAATATATCAAAAAATGAATATGTAAAAAATGACAAATTCAATTATAGAGAATAATATGATATTTGATAGTTCATTTAATTTTGAAGATAAAATTATATCTGAAAAAGAATATTTAGATTTTTTATATTCTTCTTTTCAAAAAATTAATCAACAAAGATTTTTAAATGAACCAGTAAAACAAAAAATAAATTTACATAAAGATCGTATAACCGGATGTTGTCCAATCTGTGGTGATAGTATGAAATCACAATGGAAACAACGAGGAAATATAATTTTAACAGGGAAATTTAAAAATTATTATAAATGTTTTAATTGTTCAAAATTTTATAGAATTGATCAATTTTTTAAAGATTTTAAAATAGATTTACAACTTGATATAATTAATTATATCAGTAATAATTTACAAGATTTTTCTATTCAATCTAATGATAAGTACGATATGTCACTTTTCTTAGATATGGAGTCGATTGATAAATTGGCTATCGATAAAGAAGAATTTTTAAAATTTTTTAATTTAATTGAAGCTAAAGATTCTTCTATTTGGATATGGTTAAAACATCGTTTACAATATGATGTTTCTAAATTTTTATATAATCAAAATAAAAATCATCTTTTGATACTTAACTTAACTTCAACAGGAAAAATTTTAGGTGTTCAAAAAAGATTATTTAAAGGCAAAAGTAAATATCTTACATTTAAGTTAAGTAGATTATATGAATTAATGGGAAAAACTAATAAAATTCCTGATGAAATAGATACAATTTCTCAGATATTTAATATTTGTCTAATTAATTTAAATAAGCCCATTATATTATGCGAAGGTCCTTTAGATGCATTTCTTCTAAATAATTGTATCGCAAATTGTGGAGCCAATAAATCATTTCCTTTAGATTTACAAATTAAATATTTATATGATTATGATAAAACTGGAATAGAACATGCTATTGAAAAAATTAAAAATGAGAATGAAATATTTTTGTGGAGTAAATTTTTAAAAGATATAAATGCACCATATAGACAAAAATGGGATATTACAGATATAAAAATCTGGGCTAAAGAAAATAATGTTAAACTTCCAAATATTTATAGTTATTTTTCAAATAATTCTCTTGATATAATTGACTTGTAGATTTAAATAAAATGAAATCAAAAAAATTAATTACAAAAATAGATTTTGAATTTGATATAGATATAGATATACCAGTATTCAATGTTGATATGAAATTGAATAAAAAACTTAAAGAACATAAAATAATAAATCATAAATATAAGAAAAAAATTGTAGATGTAAGTACAAAATTATTTTAATAAAATGGTAAAATTAGACTATTTTAATATAAATCCTGATGTTAAGCCTGAAGAATCTTTAAAAGATAAATTTCAGAAAGAAAGAGAAGAGTGGACTGATAAAATAGAATCCATGTCAAATAAAATAAAACAAATATTTGATATTCCTACTCTTATGACAGATCTTTATACAGAGCGTCAAAGAGCTGTAGAATATCATCATTATTTAATATCTTTAGCTATTGGTATAAGTAGAACATATAAAGCTAGATATGCAGATAGACAAGATTATTATACATTCAAATCTCAAATAAGATATACATCTGAAACTGCAAAAGATAATAGAATAAAAGTAGATTTGGCAGATCTAGTAGAAATTAGAGAAACTTTAGATAATCATGTGAAATTTATGGATGAAACTTTAAAAAGTCTTGATGCAATAATATATGCTATTCCGCGTCGTGTAGAAATTGAACAAATATCAAGAGGAAAATAAAATGAAAATATACGCAGTAATTAGTAAAGTAAAGGAAATATCTGGGTGGTGGGATGTAATATCTTGGTTTTCGTTAGAAAAAGAAAAATGTGAAAAATATCTTAAAGATACGAATCAAAAATATCTTGAGATAAAAGAATATGATTCTGAAACTAGTTTAGATATTTTTAGACAAATACGATGGTAAAATGATAAAGCATCTTAAACCACGTAATAAATTTCAGGTTTTCTTTAATAGAATTAAAGATAAAATATCCAATATAGTTAAAGGAAAACCTAAATATACAGTACATAGATATGCAACACAAATTATAAATGGACAACCAGTAAATATAATATCTTATACATTAGATGAGATTAGATGAGACTTAAAGTAAGTGAAGATAAAAAATTTTTAGTACTAATAAATAGTACAGAATTAGAGTATTCTCAATTAGAGTCGTCTTTTACTAAAAAAAGAAAAAATTGGGCAGCCATTCGAAATAAGAATACACATATACCTAAAAATTTTGAAGATTGTTTTATTGATAAATTTAACAGGATCCCAATAGGCCTTTGGGCTGAAGTTCAAAAACTTGCTAAAAAATATAGATTTCCTTTAGAAATTGAAGGTATAGAAAATCTCTATGAAAAAGAGTATGATGAAAGTTTATTTATAGAATGGGTTCATATATATTTTGAAGAATCTGACAAACAACCAAGAGATTATCAAATAGAAGGAGTTTCAAGAGTTCTTAAATATAAACATTGTACCGAAGAAATATCTATGTCGGGTGGTAAAACTCTTATGGCATTTATGTTATTTAAATATCTTTTTGATAAACAAGTAATTAAAAAAATGCTTTATGTAGTTCCAAGTATAGGATTAGTAAATCAAACAGAAGAAGAATTTTATCAAATTGAAGAACTCTGTGGAAAAAAACCAACATGGAAATCTCGGTGTGTTTTTGGTGGAGCAAAGAAAAGTGATGATATAGAACCTAATATCATATTTGGAACATTTCAATCATTAGCTAAAAAAGATTTACAATATTTTTCAAGTTTTGATATTGTTTTTATCGATGAAACGCATCATACTATAGCAACCAGTATTAAAAATATTATTGTTAAGTGCTATAATAATAAGTTTAGTGTAGGTATGACTGGAACTCTACCAGTTGACAGTTCTTATGAATCATTTATTATTCAAGGATATTTAGGACCATGTGTTTATGTTGTTCCATCTGATTATCTTATTACAGCTAAATTTGCTACTCCTGTAAAAGTAGTAGGAATTGAAATGGATTATCTAGAAGATTCATATAAAAAGAAATTATATGATCTTCGAAATGTAAGTATGGATGAAAAGGATGGAGCTAAATTGTTGACTCTTGAAAAAGATATTCTTAGAAATGATAGAAAAAGATTTAAATATATTTGTGAAACTATTTCTAAATCTACAAAAAATTCATTAGTTTTATTTTCAGATATCAAAAATGAATATGGAAGATCTGTATTCAATTGGATAAAGGAAAATACAGAAAAAGATGTTTTTTATATTGATGGTGGGACTTCTGCTGATAATAGAGATTATGCTAAAAAACGAATGGAAGAAGGAGAGGGGGTTATAATTGTAGCTAGTATTGGGACATTCAGCGAGGGAATAAACATTTTACAGTTATATAATATATTTATTATAGAATCTTATCGTTCTCAATATATAGTTCGCCAAGTTTTGGGTCGTGGTATGAGATTAGCTGAAGGAAAAAGTGAAATAATTGTTATAGATTTTAGAGATAATTTTATTTATGGATCACATAAATATCAGAAAGTAAATTATTTGATGCGTCACGCGGCTGAAAGAGAAAGAATTTATAAAGATAGAGGATTTCCATTTAAATCATATTATGTTAAACTTTAAATTTATCTTTTTCTCCGTGTGTATGATAAAGAATGCTTAATACGTTATAAATACTTCACTTTTTTAGTTTAAATATATAAAATAAAACTATAAGCGTGAACTTAGTACCTGAACATATTAATGAAGCTATAAAACATCTTACTCCGAGATCTCAAAAAGAAATTTCTATTATTATTAATAAAAGGCTAAAACAATTAAGAAAATCATTTTTATCTAAAAATGATAAAGAATTATTTGATGATTGGGCAGGATGGAATGTTGATTTTACAGAAGAAGCAGCTATCTATAAAGAATTAAAAAATAGAAATTCACGATTTATAAATATGATTAAAAATACAAAATGGTATAGTATGTATTATAATCATTTAAATGAATCAACTTAAAGAAAAGATACATATATTAAATATATTTATAATGAGTATAAAACATTTATCTCCAAAATCTAAAGAAGAATTACGTGCATCTTCCAAAAATATGACATCTTATGAAATGCTTAAATTTGCGTGTGAAGAAGGATTATTGTGGATGGCTAAAGAAGCAATAGAAAAAGGAGCAGATCCAGCTATAAGTAATAATCATCCATTACTTTGGGCATGTCAAGGAGGGCATTATAATATTGTTAAATATTTGCTTACATTTCATAGAGTTAATCCAGCAGATTTAGAAAGTGTTTCACTAAGATCTGCTGTATATTACAAGCATATAGATATTGTTAAACTTTTGTTAAATGATGGTAGAGCTAATCCAGCAGATAATGAATTAGAACTTATAAAAGATACAGTAAAAAATCATCCTGAAACTAAACCAATTCCACAAATCTTACGTTTATTATTTAAAGATAAGAGATTTGCGCAAGCTTATGAAAAATATGTAAGATCAAAGAGATTTAAGAAATCTTTTAGATGAATATATAAATAAAACAATGGTAAAAACACGTTTATATGAATCTGAAGATGATGAAGTAATTAAGCTTATAAATAAAAGTACATATGATGCTATTTTACTTAATAATCGTCCTATCGATATACTTGCAGATAGATTATATAGAGGAATTTTAACAAAAAGAAAAGAAGGAAATAATATTGAAAGAGAAGATGAATGGATACTTAAAATCTTTATGAAGACTAAAAGTGGCATGTGGCAGCTTACACCTGGTCAATGGTACCTTAGTACTCTATTAGGTGAAGATCAATATGGATTTAAAGATTATAGAGAAGAAGATGAAATTGAAATAGATAATAATTGGAGAGTTGCAGGTATGACAGACGTTGTACAAGAAGCTTTAGCAAAAATAGATGAATACGAAACAAAAGAAGAACCAAAATATACACAAAATAAAGATTATTCAAAGATGAGAAAAAGTGAAATTGAAAAAATAGTTAATCAAGCAATAGATAACAAAGATTATGAATTACTTGATAAAATTAGTAAGTATCTTCCAGAATCAGAATTAGATATATGGGAAGATGTTATTAATGAAGCCATTAAACATCTTAAACCAAGATCAAAAAATGAAATATTACTTAACTTTAAAAGAGATAAAACTATTAAAAGAAAAAAGAAAAGACCAATTAGAACATTTGAATCTTTAGATGAAACAATATCTATAGATGATGTATTAATGGGTCATAATTCTCCAAATCCTAATGATCCAGAAGTTAATGGACTTAAAAATAGAATAGAATCAGAAGAAGATATAGAAAAAATAGAAGAAAATGTAGTATCTGTTAATGAACGTATTACAAAAACATATGATCATCCGTTAACTCATGAAGAAATCAAACAAATGATAGGGAAAATACTTTTTAAATTTCAAAAACAAATTAAATTTAAAACTGTAAATAATATGAGAAATTGGTTAAATATGAATAATTTTGGTGATGTTGAAGACAATAAATGGCTTAGAGGTATTGTAGATACACTATTTAAAAGATCTGCTGGAACTTGGATTTCTATTAATACAGAAAAATCTATAGATGAATTAACAAATATGGTTATGAATTATTGGAAAAACAAATTGACTAAAGAATCTTTTGATAAAGATTATATGATGCCAAAACTTTCTAAAATATATGAAGTAAAAGATAAAGAAGATGATGAAAATGAAGAAGAAGATGATGAAGAAGAAAAAAGTCATCATGAATATATGAGAAACGTTATTTATCACGGAAGAAGTGAAATACCTAAAAAATATCAAGATGATTTTGAAAATTCTAAGAATGATGATGAGTGTAATGAAGGTTGTGGATGTGGTGGAACTAAAAAACCTAGAGGTCCTATGACACCTGGTCCTAAAAGACCAATTTCAAAACCTAAATTATATAAAGATAAAGATGATTTATTAATGTCACCATTATTTGAAAAATAAAAGAAAAGGGAGTTAACTCCCTTTTCTTATTTTCGATGTCCACTACTATATGAATTTTTATTTCCGCTTGATCTACTAAATGATGAATTATTTGAAGGAGTTAAATATCTCGAACTTGAATTTTTTATGGGCATTGAATAACTTTTAGAAAAATTAGAATTTCTTTTAGATGATGTAGAATATCTTGATTGTGTTTGTTTTTGAATTGGAACAGATGTTCTTTGTTGTGATGATATTTTACTATTATTATATAGAGGACGAGAATTAGTTCTGCGCTGTATGTAACTAGGTGTATATGATTTACTTTTATTTATGTTTCGTGATTGTACAGTTCTAGATTTATCAATCATATTTGATAAGGTTCTTTTATTAGTATATGTATTGCTGCTTCTTCTAATGTGCGTATTATTAAAATTTTTATAATTTATATTTCCATTCGAATAATTATGAGATCTATAATTATATCTATGATTATAATTTATATAACCATAAGAATAATATGGATAACCCCACATATAAGGATAACCCCATCCATAATAAGAATAATACCAAGGATCATAAAAATAATTATAATAAGGATACGTCCAAAATCCTAAAGAAAATCTATTTATCATTATAGTATAATAAAATGGATCATCTAGATAATATGCAGTTTGATAACCTTCTTGATAATCTTCAGTATATGCTTCTTTGTATTCTTTAGATTGTTCTTTTTGTTGTTTTTTATAATTAAAAATAGTTGTGTATTTTGGATTAGTTTTTTTAATTATTTTATTTGTGTCTATTTCTCCAGTTTTAATATAATAATACTTTTCATATGCTGTCATACCAGTAGTATCTAATTGAGCTGTCGCTATTAATGATAGTATTAATAATGCGATTAATAATAAAAGTTTTTTCATATTATTTATATTTTATTTTATTTATTCAATTATAAAGTAGATTATAATATAAATATTGTCAAAATTAAATTAAATTTCATTTACAGAATTATTTTTTTGTTAAAATATCGTTAAATATAATTAATATTTTAAAATTTTATAATATATAATTTATGAAAGCTAAATTTATATCTGAAGCAATTAAGCATCTTTCTCCAAGATCAGAAAATGAAATAGCGCGAGCTCTTGAGTTCGATGTAGAATATACAGATGATATGGAAGGTCAATGGGATAATGAATATAAAAAACTTAAAAACTATAATGAAAAACATGAAATAAAAACAACTTCTGTTACTGGAAGAGTTACTAATGATTCTACTTATCTTGTAATTACTTTTTCTGATAACAATCGAATTGTATTACATGCATATTTTCCTAGTGGAGGCCCAAGTCGATTTAAAGAACATGCTACTATGGATCTATTAGAAGATAGAATAAATTGTACAGAACAATGGATCCCTTATTTAGAAAAATATGGATCTTTTATTATAGCAGCGCTAAAATTATATGAAGATATCAAAATCGGTAACTTTGTACGAAAGACGATGAATATATAAAACAAAACAGAATAATTATATGAAAAAATTCCAAGAGTTATATAAGGAAAAAATATCTAAGGCAGAAGAAATTCAAGAATCTAAAGTTCTTACTGATTTTAGAAATGTTTATAACATGATGTTAGAGCATTACTCTATTACTTCTATCCATGAATTAGATGAAGAATCTCAATTATCATTTTTAACTGAGCTTAATCACTACTGGAGTGAAGAAGAAGGTTTAAGCGAAAAAGGTGAAAAATTTATGGCTAAACGTTCTTTAATACTTAATGAGAACTCAACTTCTCAACAAAAGAAAAATTTCTTAAAAACTAAAGTACAAACAGTTATTAATGAAACTGTAAGACAATCAGAACTTAAATGGAAATTATATGACGTTATAGATAGTATGTATAATCAACTTAACGCATCTTCACTTAAAGATATCTTAACCCCCGATATGATAAAAAATATTATTTTTGAAACATTCTCAAATACTGTAGATGAATTCACAAAAAATATTCATAAAGAATTATCTGAAAGTGTAACACCTCAAAAGAAATTTATAGTAAAAATAAAGACAAGATAATGATAAAAATTGAACCTGCATTTATACCTTTATATCTATTTGTATTCTTTATAATAGGTTTAATTACTTGGGAAGTTATAAAATTAGTTGCATTGGCTCTTGGTTTTAAAAGAGATACTAAAGAAAAACCTAAAAAATCTAAATAACTTATAAATTTAAATATTTGAGGAGCTCATTAAGCTCCTTTTTATTTTAATATATAAATAAAAACCTATATGAGAGCAAAACTTGTTAACGAAGGTATAAAGCATTTATCTCCAAGAACTCCTGAAGAAGAAGCAGAACTCGTTAAAAAAGGATTTACAAAAAATGGTGGTAAATGGAAATTCACTATAAATATTGCGCCATTAATGAAAGCTTATAATGGCGATGACGATGAAGACGATGATGAAGGCGGTGATACTGAAGAATTTAGAATGGGTATGATTGATATTTTAACTTCAAAAATAGAATATCTTCAAGATTTTATGGAAGATTATGAAGTAGACAAATTTCAAGAAATTATTGATGAATTTAATATGTTAGATTCATATCCAGAACCTGATGAAGTAGATTATGTAATGAATATGTTATATGATTGGGCAGATGACAATAATGTATGGATAGATTCTTTTGGATTTTAAAATGAAATGAAATATGAAATTAGTACCTGAAAATATTAATGAAGCTATTAAACATCTATCTCCACGTTCTGATAATGAAATAAATAAAGCAGTTGCTGCACAATTGAACGAAATACCTGACAAAAAATATATTAAATCTATTCTTAAAAAATTAGATAAGTTAAATATTAAATATAACGTGCAGTTTAGTTATGGTGTTGTTATTATTTCATTAGCAGATAGATGTTGGATTAGATGTCAATATGATCTAGACATACATCGTCCAAATTCAAAATCGTTTTGGATTTGTTGGTTTTGTTGGTTTACAAATAAAGGAAGAGATGCAGGACAATGTACAATAGAAGAATTATTAAGTAAATTAGATTATTTAGTTAAAAAACCTAGTGATAAATGGACTGCTTTAGGATTTAAACGATTTAATGTTAATGAGACTGTATATGGATCTCGTAAAGATGTCTTCACAAATAAAAATAACCCTCGTATAGTTATTACTGTTCATAAAGGTCCTGATGGCAGAATAGGAGCAATCGATAATCCTCAACGTGTAAGATTTCCATTTTTATTAGGACAAATAATGTCAAGAAATATTGAAACATGGGCTTGTAATAATAACTTTTTAATAAATGGAGAAGATCCATGTCCTGAGCAAAAAATATTTGGGGTTAAAGCATCGCAAGTTCCTCAAGGCCACGAATGGAGAAGAATATTTCCAAATAAATTTAGATAATGAATTTAGTACCAGAAAATATTAACGAAGCTATCAAACATCTTACCGGAAGATCTGAAGAAGATATTAAGGGTGAAGTGCAAAAAATATTAGATGAAGCGGGATATACACCAGTTATTAAAAAAGAATTATTACGTAGAGTTAAATTAGAACTAAGAGAGAATGCTGCGCGAATGAGAACTAATATCAATAGAAGACTATCTGTTGAATTTTTATCTAACATGCTTCGATATATAGAATATTATACACTTCGTGATTTTAAAATACAAAATAGCGATGATATAGGCTTAATAGATTATATAAGTGATGATTTAAAACGAATAATAGAAAAATATAATTTAAACAAATGAGTTTAGTTTCTGAACATATGAATGAAGCTATAAAGCATCTTGCTCCAAGATCTCAAGAAGAACAAGAAAAAATGTTAGATGAACAAATAGACGAATGGTTTAATAATAGTAATAACGTATTCTTTAGTTTTTATGAGTATTTACAGAGTATTCGTTATAGATCTTCGTATAACGCAATAGGCGTTATTGGAAAATTATTAAAAACTATTGATAAAGACAGTATAAAAACTGCTATGAAAAAAATAATTAAAGATTGGTGATGAACTTAGTATCTGAACATATTAACGAAGCTATCAAACATCTTTCTCCAAGATCTGTTGAAGAACTTAAAGATACTATGTATAAATTACCATTATACGATCAACTTCCATTCGCTAATGAACATAAATTACCGATGACAAGAGAAGAAGTAAATGCTATCAGAAGAAGAGTAAGAGAAGAAATTCCTATATTAAATAAACTTTTAAAAAGAGAAATAAAAAAACTTAATAAACAATATAATTTAAATCTTCCAATATATAGGGATACTGAATTTTTTATGGAAACTTCAACATATTCTACATTTTGTTCACCGGGTGTTCATTCAATAAGATATGATTCATCAAGTACTGGAGTTTTTTCTGCAATTATGAAAACAGTAGAAATAGTATCTAAATATGTTATTTTTCCAGAAGGAGGATTTAAAATAACTTTACAATATGATTGGGAATTTACTGGAGGAAGCAATGGTTTTACTCGAACATTTATATATGATAAAAATGGTAATTTGCACGTTAATGAAAAGAACTAGCTGCTTTTGCAATTGATTTAGGACATAAATATCGATATATTTATGATAACAAAGGAACTTTATTAAGAGTGAAATAAATCACTCTTTTTTATTTAGAATATATAATAAAAGCGTTTTATAATTAAATGATTACTAATTAAAAATATTTAAACTATGTTAAATAAACTCTCAGATGTATTAAATAAACAAGGGAATGCTTATATTGAAAATTTTCTTAGTAATGTTGTAATTATTACTGAAAAATTAGATGTATTTAGACTTTCTTTTGAAAAATATAATGATAATATAATTTTTTATAAAAAAGATAATAAACCTATAACATTGGTCGATAGATGTTTATCAGATATTTATGAAAATGCTATTTTAGAAATTCCTATAATAATACGAGAAGCAAAGATACCCGAAGGTTGTAGATTTTCATTAGCCTATGTTCCGTGCGAAAGACCTATAAGAATCCCTTATTCGAAACTTCCACGTTATATTTTAACTGACGTAACAAAAAGAAAAAATGGAAAAATTATAGAATCATGTAATTATGAAGAAGTTACTCAATGGGCTAGTGAATTATGTATGGGAAGACCTCCGATTATATTTCAAGGAAAACTTAATGAAGAACAAAAGAAACTTCTTATTGCATATGACACAAAACAATATGAAGGAACAGATTTAACATTTGCTAAAATGATAGAAAAAACCTTTGGTGTATCTTATTCTAAAGAAGATATTATTGAAGGTATAATTATTAAGTCAGGAGATAAATTAACTCAAATTATATCTTATGAATTTGATTTACTTAATGAAGCTTATGAAAAAACAAACATATCAAGAGATTTTTATGATATTATTATAACTGATATTAATTCATTTTTAGATACTTATAATATTCCTATATTAGAAGCAGAATCTAAAGATGAAATATATATTGCGATAATTTGTGATATTTTTAATAAATATTGTGCAAAGAAAAGTATTATTGAAAAAATAGAATCAAAATATTTAATTTCTCCACAATATGGATATTATGGTC